ACGGTATCTGTGGTGAACACGGCGGCGACCCCGTTTCTGTTGAATTCTGCCACAAGATTGGTCTTAACTACGTATCTTGCTCACCCTTCCGTGTTCCGATTGCTCGTCTCGCAGCAGCTCAGGCTGCTATTAACGAAAGTAGGAAAAAGTAATTTCGTCAAAGCACAAGAGTTCTCAATAGATTTAAGTCAAGCCAAGACTTATCTCTACGCATACTCTACAAGGCACAGAATTTATAATTGGTTAGACCTGAATATTTCGGTATTCATTTAATCACACAGTTAAGGGCTATGAGACTTCGGTCTTGTAGCCCTTTCTTTTTACCCTAATGATAATGTCAATAATTATGAACAAAAACCGACTTTTTGTCTATAATTATAAACATTATTCAAAGTGTCATTTTGCACTTTGGAACCCTTGTAAATGTGCAAGAATTGCACTTTAAAACATTAGAAAATGTGCAAATAATAACACCTCGTAGAACGCGTTTTAAGGCTGTTTTTAGGGGTTTTCTAATTAGCCTACAACTTACCTGCCTAAGCCTGAAACTCGCGTCAGAAACTAACTGTGAGGGCGTGGCGTAGGTTTAAAAGGTAGTCGCGCAAAAAAATGGAGACCAACCAATATATAGGTCAATCTCCATCTTAAATTTTATTCTTCACCAATATCAATAACCTTAAGCAACTTCATTGCAGGCACAACATCGGTGTGCATATATCCGTTGCCTCCTGCTGCTTCGTATTCCGAATAGAGTTCCCAGAATGTTTCTGACTCTACGCGTGACCAAGAACCAGAGGGGTTTGTTTTTGGATTGGTGTAGTAGCGATGACTTTGCAATAAAGTGTCTCTCATTTTATTACGCTCTCTGCGAGTTTCCGTTTCTTCCATACGATGTACGGTTTCGCTCATAGTATTGAGTTGTGTAACGGTGTCTTTGTGTAAATCTTTCAGTTCTTGAATTTGGCTTTCAAGTTTGTGCTGAATATCAATACTCTGTTGACGATACTGAGGATACTTATGTACGGCATCAAGTGCTTCTTTAATGTCGGCATCGCGTTGTTTTTCAATTTCAGCTTTTTCTAACGCTTCCTTTGCCTTGTTATCAAAGTGCTTCTTCACTTGCTTATAAATGCCCCATAAGAACACGATTGCAAGAATAAGCTCAACTACTTGTAGTACGGTGATATCACCGAAAATATTTAAAAATTCGTCAAGTCCTTTCAATCATATCACCTCCAATCAATAATAGGGTGCCACCGCTAAGTAGCACCCTTGCAACTTCTAATTATGCCTCTGCGGGAGCGTCGGCGTTGTCAGTAGTTGTAGTCTTGTTGAAGGCATCATTGAACTCGGCTACAGCAGCCTCAATAAGCATCCTGAGTTCGATGTCGGTAACAGCAATATTTTCAGACTGTAACATCTCGGATGCGGCTTTCAACGCTTCCTGTAACTTCTCTTCGCCGTGTAAATCCTTATAGATTTGCTCAACAGCCTTCACGCAAGTTTTTGCAATATCCTGCTTTGTTTTGTTATCAAGCCATTTGGTGATAACTTTCTTCAAGTAAGCACCGAGATATGTAGCAACAAAAGTAATAATTGCCATCATAATCTCAACGCCATAAGCAGAAATAAAATCAGTAATTAACTTCATAAACCTACCTCCTTATTTTGTTCCTTTGCGGAAAATTTCAATCAAAGACTCAAGTAATTTCTTAATCACCTCAATAATGATGTTCACAATCTTACTTGTGTCTTGTGTGTTTTCTGGTGTGTCAACAATATCTGTAGGCGGTGTAACGACAGGTTCTTTATCAGGTGTTTCTTGAGGCAACTCTGTCGGGAAATATTTTTCAATATCCGCATCTGTTACAGCCATACTTACAATCTGATTGTAAATCGCACGGATTTTCTGACCGTAAGTATTATTAGCAGCCATAGCCTTGGCGGGAGTATCGTATGTTTTTGTGTCATAGCCCGGGCAAGCCCATCTGCCCGCTAACTGTTGCCAGTAAGGTGCAATACCTCTGGTAACATATTTAAAACGTGGGTCAACTATCGTTTCATTTAAAGCGTCCTTAGAGCCATAAGCAAATAAATGTTGTAACTGTGCCGTTACACCATCTTCGATAGTATTAAACTTACCACCCTCAACACCGTTACTTGTAACGCCGAGACCACAGTAATTATGCTGTTCCGGTGTAACCGCAGAACCCGCATATTTAAACCAGCCTGTCTCAAGAATAGACTGTGAAATAGCCATCACAGGGTCGATATTGTATTTGGGAGCGAGCTTCCAAAATGCTTTTGCAATTTCAACATCAAAACCACTATTGTTAGAAATAATCTTTTTGATTGCCTTTACACAGTCAGTCTCTGTGCGAGAAATACTTTTATCTACGATTAAGTTTTTCTCTGGGAAGTCTAAATCATATACTGCTACAACCTTTACTTCCTCCTTGGGTTTCTCAACTTCAGGAGTGGGTTGTGTCGGCTGAGTAGGCTGAGTAGGTTTGGTTTCAGGTTTGGTTTCGACAGGTGCCGTGTATTCATATACAACCTTGTAGTTCCAGTCAAAAACCTTATATCCAGCTCCAGCCTTGTTACACGCATCTTTGGCGTTATCGAGAACGCTATACGCGCCAACTTGGGATTTTGCGTCATCCTTGGACTTACGCACTCGATACAGCTTTTGGGTTGTATCTGTGGTCTGAGTTGCGGGCTTCGGAACTACGTTCTCCGCAGGGTTAATCCAACTACCTGCACTTGCTCCTGTCTTATCGGTGGAAATGTTATACATACCGTTATATCCGTTCGGATATTTGGAATAGATATAATATGTTCCAGCCTCATAAGTACCCTTACTGTTCTTCTTGCTTTGCGCGTCAGAAGCAGTAGCGTATTTGTTAATCTTAGTTACGACGGAATAGGTCTTCCCTGTGGTAGAAACAGGAGTAGATGTAGCAGGCTTATCTGCCGCGAGCAATGCCGCAACATCCTGTCTCGCTGTAGCCATCGACTTGCCGTGCTTCGGGAACCAATGGGTAACATCGCTATGGTTACTACCCATTCCGAGTTTGTAACTGTCTTGGTGACAAAGAATTGTTGGAACCTTTACACCATTTACATTAACAGTACCGTTAGGGTCAATATTAAACATTTTGCAGAGGTACGCTGTGATTTCGCACGCCTCTTTATATACTGCATTGAAGTATGTTTTATCGGTTAAACCGTCCTCGCAAATCTCAAACTGTATCCAGCCAGAGTTGCAGGAACCCTTAGAACCACTACCACAACCCCACGGGCGATAATCCCAAGGCATAGTCTGGATTGTGGTGACAGTACCGTCGGCAAGTTTACCAATCCAACAGTTCAAGCCAGCCTGACGCTCAATATGGTTCCAGTCGTTCTTATAAGCGTTCTTACCAATCTGAGCGAGCGTAACAGTATCTCTTTTATCTGGCGTATCACTTGGTTGCACATAGCGTTTGAGTGTAGGATTATTCGCACCGGTGCTATGCCACAACACGCCCTTAACTGTCATTTTGTTTGTACCCTTATAACAGGTGCTGTTAGTTTGCATACAAACTAAAGGTTTGTTGGATGCCGTATACTTCATATATACCTCCTTAAATACAAAAAGCCCTTTATGTCGCGTGACATAAAAGACCAGTTTTATATACAAAAAGGAGCCTATATTTCAAGACTCCAATTTGTATGCCTTATTTAGTTTAGAGACCATTTATAATGTGGCTTATCTTCTTTGAAAAGCCAGTAGCGTAAATAGTCGTCAAGAATAATAGCTATGCCAACCAAAAATAGCCAAGCAACAGCAAACGGTAGGCATATCTGTCCAAATAGATTGAATGGTGCATCTGAGTAATCCCAAACACCGAGACCGAGCCATAGGTTAAGGATGCACCCAAATATGAATTCAAGCACCAATACAATAGCGGTGCCTATAAAGGTCTGTATAACAAACGGAGTGTCCCACGAAAGATATTCGTTAATTGCCCCGATAGCAAGGAAACACAGACCGCCGAGAATAAACATAGTCCAATGTGTAGGTGTGCTACCTCTCAATGCTCTCCACAGAACTTCGATGAGCAAATACACCGTTCCACCAACGCTAAATAATATAGCGGGCTTCAGAACCTTTTTCACATTACTCACCACCATTCGTAGCGAGTATTGTCTTAAGTACCTCGGATTGATGTTCCTCGGGAATAGCCATACCGTACTGAACGGCGGCTACAGTTTTCTTTCTCTTTAAGCTATTGATATACATTTTCAAAGCGTTAAAGTAAGAAACCTGATATGTTTTAAATTGTGTTGCAACGGTGATGATAGTATTGATATCTTCGGCAGAGTAAAATCTGCATAACTCATCATCGGCGTGATACGGAATTTGTGTCTCGCCACTTGCAACCATAGAGGATAAAGTAATAAGATTAAGTTGGTCTTGAGTTGTCAAAGAGAAGTGATATGTATTACCATCACTTAACACCACATCAAAACCATTTGTAATTGTCTGATTACAAACATAACTCATCTCGTTAATTTTTGCCTCTTTAAGATAATCGAGAGTTACTTCTTCGATAGGGTCAACTACGGGAGTTTCTTCGACAGGTTCATTTTGCTCCTGTTCAATCTCGATTTCCTCTCCCTTTTCAACAGCGGCAAGTAATATGTCATATTCGTCTTTTTCAATTCTGACTAACTCAACTGTTTCGTAGGAGACTTTATCGGTGGTAACAGGAACCATCCAATCTGCGCGATAGAATAAATCACCGCATTGAACATACTGAGCACGCTCTTCGTCACAAGCCAGAATAATGCTGTGCCTGTGTTGAAACTCACGGAAATTATGCTGAGTAGCAATTCCAACGAAATTCGTGCCACTTATCAGTTTGTAATAATTCACCGTTCTTACCTCCCTTGATATGTTCGTATTTCTTGGTTAATTTATAACCATCAAATAAATCATTGTAGAGTTTTAACATATTCCTTTTCGCGTGATATGACATCGCAACTTTTGTATGAGCGAGCCACGACTGCATCGAATTATAAACATCGTCCAGAGTCATACAGCCGTCATCAACTAAATGTCTGAATTTCTTGAGCTTGCGTCTCATACGCACAATTCCAGCTTTAGTGAGAGTGCTGACGATTTTGCCGGTGGGAGTAATTCTATAACGAACTTTCATAAACACAAAACCACGAGTAGATTTAACAACTCTTGTTTTCTTATCATTAAATGTCAGTCCAAGTTCGTCTGCGATTTTCTTCATTTCGGCATACAGTTGATGTAAGGTTTCTTTATTATCCGAGATAACCATACCGTCATCCATATATCTGATATAATGTTTAAACTTTCTTTGGTCTTTAACATAATGGTCTAATTTATTCGGAACAACCAGAGCCATTATCTGCGAGATTTGACTACCGAGACAAATACCGTGAGACTGATTATTATTGAGTCTCTCCAGAAGTTTATCTCTTTCTTCTCCTGTATAGGTTCTGTTAATGACAGACTTTTCATAGGATTTGATGATAGCCATAGTTAAACCCTTAATGTATCTATCGGTAAAGTTTTGGTTAAGTACATCGAGGCAAGTTTGGTGTGGGATGCTATCAAAGAAGCTCTTAAAATCAAAAGTTAAAATATAGAATTCAGAGCCATATTCTTTTACAGCTTTTCGCAAATGACCGACTAATCTCTTTCGTGCAAAATCTACGCCTTTATCTTTCATACTTGCGCCATTATCATAAATCAAAGAATTTTGTAACACAGGCACAAGAGCATTATCGCATAGAACACGCTGAGTCATACGGTCTCGGATTGTAATAGGTACAATCTCTCTACGCTTACCTCTTTCATACAGTACAATACGATTAACGCTCGATAATTCTGGCAGAACACCGTTCCTTAAACTCTTTACTGTTCTGTCGATTTCTACAATAGCGTTATGCGTATATTTTTGAACGCTACCTTTCCAACTAACACCCTTTCGACACTTTCCAAGAGCCTCGACAAAGTGTTGCATTGTGATAACGCTGTCGAAGTTATCATTATATTTAAACTTTTCAGAGCGTATCTCTGCTTTGCGCTTTTTATCGCGCATTATTCGAGCTCTTGCTCTTTGATATTTTGTCATAACTTCAACTCCTTTTGGTATTTGATGTTACCCCGCACGGCTGATTTATTAACTGTTGGTTATAGCCGCAAATAGACTTGTGACATCTCAAAAATAAACAGTCATATTATTAAGACGCGCCTACAAACTAAGGCGTTATACTATCTCGCAAGTATAAACGGGATGCTTTCATAGCATACACCTCTTAAACAGAGGTATGTTTTATTTACTGCGATTTCTCACAGAGGGTTATATTCTCCTTCTCATATATTAAAATCAACATTCTTGGTCAAGCTTACCGTTTACGCCATTACACCCTTGGACTCCTCGCAATAGTAACGATGGCGCTTATGTTGATGTTAGATGAAGAATACACGCCAACAAAAGAAGATAAAACAAAATATCAAAAAGAAATAACATTTGGTGGTGTTTAGAATGACAATATATGAATACTATTACGACTTGCGATACTTCAAGATGTCTGGTTTTTATATTCTTGTTGTTCGCACAGAAACGCCTAAAACTTTACGCGGTGATGTGTTTACTAACCACCAACAGACCAAACCATTAGAGCGATTTGTCGTTCAAAAAGACACTATTGGCAAGGTTCAATGTGGCAAGTACGGTGGTATCTATTCATTAAAAACTCATATTGTAGCAGACACCGATGACGAAGCAACAATGAAAGCCAAAGAGTTGTTTGCGGGTTTCTTGATAAAAGAAGCACAAAAGTTAAGGAGTTGATATAAGAATGACTCACTATTATGTCACTAATAATGGCGGGATATATTCCTCCTACTGCCGTCACGAGAAATCTTGGACAATTACTACATCGTCAAAATTGAAAGATACGGTTAGTAAACCTCAGGAGATAGAACTATCGGCAGATAATCAAAAGCTGGACAGCTTTTTAAAATCATTTGCAAAGGAGTAATTGCTATGTCGTGCAGTAGAGACGATATTTTAATTAACCTTGAACACAGAATATTCTATCTCTCAGGAGATATATGCAATGAAACTGTTGGAAAGGTATGTTTTAACATCCTGTATTTATTACAGGAAGATGACAGAAAAGAAGCATCAGAAGTTGGCTTTGCTCGTAAGCCTATCCACCTTTATATCCACTCATTTGGCGGAGAAGCATACGATATGTGGGCTTTAATTGATGTGATTTTAAATTCCAAAACTCCAGTATATACCTATTGCACAGGATACGCTATGAGTGCTGGGTTTAAAATATTCCTTGCCGGTCACAAACGATTTGCGACACAACATTCCACTTTTATGTGTCATCAGATGAATTGTTATAGACACGGTAAATACCAAGACCTTGTAGAAGACCGTGTTGAGATGGATTACTTACAGTCGGCAAACGAGAAATTCATTGTTGAGCGCACTAAAATCACACAGGCACAGTTGGATGAAAACAAAACCAAGAAACAGGATTGGTATATGCATTTTGATGAAGCGTTGGCTTTAGGTGTTATTACCGATATTTTAAATTAACGGAGGTATCTGAATGAGCACTATTACTCTTGAAGAATTTAGAGAAAAGCATTGTTTATTATGTGGCTCGCAACGGTGTGGCGATGTGACTGATGAGCCTTTTAGGGATGGATGTGCTCATTATCAGAGAGAAATCCTCAAACAACCGACATTGCAGGATATATTAAGCTCTTTACCAAAGCAGCCTAAATATAATCCTGTAGAAAAGGCGTATGACATTCTGTATAAAGTCTTCTCTGATAAAAACGCTGGCTGGGACGAAGCTTCAATAGCAATAGAAGAAGCCATCGGGTTTTTAGGCGAAGCGTTAGCGGAATAGAGGTGTTAGTATGAAAGACGAAAACTTAGATTACTGCAAACATATTCGTCGTGAACTTGAAAAGTATTACAACGGCGAGGTTTACAGATGCCCCGAGTGTGATGAACTCATACATATACCTGATGTGGACGAGCTTCAAGAAACCGACGAGGGTTTTGTTCTTCCTTGCGGATGCAAGATTGAAGACCCTGACGATTTGGAGCAGATGTCTCTATACGATTATTTCGATGAAGTCTTTGATACTATCTACTACATAGGTAGTGATAAGGAAATTCGTGGCGTAAGACTGATGGTTGCCTGTGGGGGACCGAATGTATATATCGACACATTCCGAAAGACCGTTGAGCTGTATTGGTGGAATGAGCACGCAACAGTTGACTTACACAATGATTTGTGTGAGGAAATTACTGAACAATTTGCACAAATTTATGCGTGTTAGCCGGTGTAGAGATTTGAGGCTTTTTACTTTATAGATTTGAGGTGCAATATGGACGGATTTATTGGAAAATTCAAAGGTGTCCCAGTGGTCGCCGCGAACGACGATGATTTTGGGTGTGTTTTGAATTGTGCCGTGCGATATTCGCTCGGTAGACAAACTTATATGCCGCATACGGTGATGAGTTACATCAAACCGTTACTACCTCATCTCACCAAACGAACTCTGGTTTGTATGGAACGCGACATTCGTGAGGCTGAGAGTTTCGGCGTAGGATACGGTAGCGAAACCATTGACAAACCAGCGTGGTTAAACTTCCTACAGGAAGTACAAAATGAACTGTCACGAAGGGAGAATACATAATGGGTTTTGAAACTTTAATTTATGCGATTTTCAGACAGACATTCGAGGATTATAATGAATTGATTGAGTCTGGATATACATATTCTACGAGTCATACCTCGTTACAAACCGACAATCCTTGCCGTCGTAGAAAACCTGCATACTCACTTGATGAAATCAGAAATTTTTTAAGCGGAGATTGGTGCGAAACCTTATTGGGTATTATCGAAAAAGATGAAGACCCTACCGCAAGGTCACTTATCAACCAAGTCCTCTTTACAAACGAAAAGGTTTTCTTACCAGTATATGAGTAATATCCAAAAGAATAAAGCACTTATAGAACGATACCCATTTCTTCTACCGCGCAATCGTTGGACTGGCAAGGTTTCTGACGATTACGATTACCATTATACCGAACTTGATGCTATGCCAGAGGGCTGGCGTATTGCGTTCGGTGAACAAATGTGTGAGGAAATCCGCGAAGAGTTAATCAGAGTGGATTATCTCGATAAATACAGAATTTCACAGATTAAAGAGAAGTACGGTTCTTTATGTTGGTACGATTTCGGAGCAACAGAAAAGATACTTAGAGAGATTATCCCTAAGTATTCTAAGCTTTCTCAACGCACTTGTATTAGATGCGGCAAACCTGCAACAAAGATTTCTTTGGGTTGGATTTCTCCTTGGTGCGATGAGTGTGCTGATAAAATCAAACGACACGAGCGTTTTGAAAGCGTAGAGACCTACTTCAAAACCTGTGAAGACTGTGCTTACTACGATACCGACGAGGATGATATGCCTTGTTGTGGTTGTGTAGATAAGATTAACTTTGAACCAATGGAGGTACAAAATGATGAGTAACAGCGTGAGTTTAATTAACGGTCATATTGACACTCACCATATTGACTTATGGGTTGAGGGTTATCAATGCACAGGTAATTCAAGTACGGCATCTTATTTAGGAACATACGAAGCTGGTAATCTGCGTGAGGCTGTTCAACAATGGGTTGCCGAAAATCCAAAAGAGCGAGAACAGTATGTAGATATCTTGCGATTGACATATTGGGGTTGTAAATTCTACGACAACGAATATGATGCAAGGCAGAGTTTCGGATAAAGAGGTGTAGGTATGGCAGAGTTATGTCTTAAATGTTTGCAGGGTTTTGAACCGAACGCTAACGAAGATAATACCACACTTTCTGAAAATCTTGAGTGGTGTGATGGTTGCGGCGCGCTGACTCAAATAGTTTTAGAGTTTGATGAAGGGCGTGAGTCGAATGAGTAGGTTCTCTGGTAAATGCGATTTCTGTGACGAAATAGAAATCTTTGGGTTGGATAAAATTTTAAAGAGCGAGGTTTATGTGGGAGATAGTGACGAACCTCTTAAGCTTACTTGTTTGGCTGACTGTGTTCCATATTATCCTTATGTCGTTGTGACATCTGCTACTTCAGGAGACCGCGCAACTATTCGCCTGACATCAAAGTCGTGGGTAGATATCGAGGAAGACCGATACGGTCATTTTGCATCTCACGATTATTACCGCAAAATACTACAGGAAGAAATAAAAAACTGTTCTTGTTGAAAATGAGATGTCCAATTTTGGACTGCAACGCAACACAAAATTGACCATTTGAGGAAATACTATAGTGATAGTATCTTTCGCGAAAGGAGTGAAGCAAATGATTTATCTCGATAATGCTGCGACTACACAAATCGCACCAGAGGTTCTTGAGGCGATGATGCCTTACCTTACAGACGAGTTCGGAAATGCGGGTTCTTTGTATGCTCTCGGCAGACGAGCAGCAGAAGCAGTTGCGACTGCAAGAAAGCAAGTCGCCGATTGTATCGGCGCACAGCCCGAACAAATCATCTTTACTTCTGGAGGAACTGAGGCAAACAATCTTGTGTTCAAGGGTTTGGCTCCTTACTTAAAAGCGAACAACAAAACGCACTTAATTACTTCTAAAGTTGAACACGACTCCGTATTGAATACAGTTCAAGAAATGAATACCAAACTTGAATTTGATGTATCATTTTTAGAAGTTGCGTCCGATGGTAGTGTTCCGTTTGGTTTAGCAGAAACATTAAGCCAAACTATTAACGAGAACACAGGACTTGTGTCTTTGATGTATGTGAATAACGAACTCGGCTCTACAACTCATATTGATAAGATTGCTGAGATATGTCATAGGCACGGCGTGTTATTACACACCGATTGTGTCCAAGCACTCGGCACGGTTAAAATCAATGTCGAAGAACTCGGGTGTGATTTCCTGTCAATTTCATCTCATAAAATACACGGTGCAAAAGGCGTAGGTGCTTTATATGTGAGAGATAGTTCTATGCTTAATTCGCTGATTACTGGTGGCGCTGAACAAGAATTTGGTTTGCGCGGTGGTACAGCAAATGTGGCAGGAATTGTTGGGTTCGGAAAAGCTTGTGAGTTAATCCAAAACAATCAGAAAGAAATTCACGATAGAGTTTCTTATCTCAGGACTTTATTTTACTATGTACTGTTAGGGACACTTAGCACAGAATACGGTTTAATGGACGCGATTTCTCCCAATGTTTCTCATTACGACCGTACAGGTAAGATTTTAAGTTTACGAGTAAATGGAGTCGATGCACAAACTCTTGTGTTATATCTTGACACAAAAGGGGTTTGTGTCTCTGCCGGTTCTGCGTGTAGAAGTCACGAGTCCGAACCAAGCAGAACGCTTCTTGCTATTGGCTTAAGTCCAGAAGCAGCTCGAAGTACCATACGGGTTTCTTTCTCACATTATCTAACAGACGAACAGATTTTTGATGCTGCAAAGATTATGGCATCAGCGATTAAGGTGTTAAGTGGTGAGCAAAATGAGTAAACCAAAGTATCCACGAGGTGAAACTGTTTGGACGAGTTATTATACATCTTCTGGTGAGTTGATGTTTATTTTAACCGCCAAACCCCAACGAGACGCTTACTATCTTTACGAACTTAGAGATGGTGAGTTTCAAAAGTTGGGTCGCTCAAAATCTCCTCTCGAGCTTGAGGAGAAGTTTGATGTTCATACAAAACTAAAACAAAAATAACAACCACTCCTTGTCAGGTAGCGGTTTTTATGATATAATATTATATTAACAGAAAGGTTTGGGTGAAACAAATGTCTCAGGAATTTGATTTTAACAAAGAATTTGAAAACGACGCTGATGTCGATGCCGCACTCGATACTTTAGTTACGGTAGTTGCACAAACATCACGAGTAGAAGATAATCGAACTCAGATTGTAAATCCAATCACAATGCAACATCTTTTGTATACCTATAAGATTTTAAAATATCTTACCAAGGGAACCGGAACTAAGGTTACATACGAATTACACGAACCATACAAAAGTATGGGTAGCGTAACTGTGTGCGGTAAGAATATTACATTCGCAAAACCCGAGTGGTTTATGAAAGCTGTGGAATTGGCAGCAAACTTTGAGGTGTATCCCAAGACCGACGGAACCGTAGAAATGAATTTTACTTTCCACGGACTGACAAAACCTGTTGAAAACTAAGGAGGTAGGTATTGATGAGTTTTGTAAAATGTTTTGACGCAGTTGAGATGGTAGTAGAGGAAGCAAATAAACAATTTGCACCTATTTGGAAAATGAACAAAGAAAGATATAAAATACTAAAGCAATACTGCGATGTAATTGACGGTCTTTCTTCCGAATATAACGGTGAGTCTTACGAGGTTGAAATTGACGATATTGCAATGACAGTAGCAATTACTATGGATTGCTCGGATATGGTTGTTGACCAGCAAAATCATAAATTTACAACTCTCGCCCAAAGAACAGTGTCTATTGGTTTTTCTGTTTCTGATGAGGGAAGACTTGCAATTAAGTTTATTTTCCCGAGTTTATGGGAGCGCGTATAAGGGAGTTTGTAAATGAACAAACAAAAGCGCGAAAAATTAAGGGGGGTCAGGAATTTACTAAGCAGCGCATCAAATATCATCTCTCAGGTTTTAGAAGATGAGCAAGACTGTTTAGATAATATGCCTGAAAATCTCCAGTATAGCGACAGATATGAAAGTATGGAGGCTGCAATCAGTAAACTTGAAGACGCTATTGATAATATAGAGCGAGCTGATGAATGTTTAGAAGAAGCCTCGGAGTAGGTGCTTAAATGTTTGATTTTTTCTTTGCGATTTTCGGTGGAATATATTGCGCTGGAAAATCTGCTTTTAACAAGTCTAAAGATAGAGATGTTCAAAACCGGAAACGGAAATATGAAATCACTGATAGTGTATTAAGAAAATATCGTGAATACCCCAAAACCTTAGACGACGGTTGGGCTTTGTTAGATGAAATTCAGGAAGAGTTAAAGGATTTGTTTGGCGAAGAATGGGTAGAGATATATAAGACTACCACCGGTGATTTTGTTGGATTACACCCCCACCCTTGTGATAATCCTAAGCGTAGATTTCCACATTATCGATGTGAGTGGGGTATCTGGGCAATCGCATATAATTTGTGGTTATCAAAGCACGGATATGTCTCTGATGTTGAATATGAAATAAACAATCCTCACGACTTTGGGAAATTATCAAACTATGTTTGGATTGAAAAATTCCCTGTTTTACAAGACGAGCAAAAGTTGCTTGTAAAGATGTTTCAAATAATTGAGAACAATCTTCAGAAGCAACACCCAGAGTTAAACTTGGGTCTATGGTTGCATCATTATGAAGGCAATTCAAATTCCCCTTGGACTATCAAGTGGAGTTATTATTTTGATAGCGTAGGGTATACTCCGCTAAAAAAACCTTGGTAGGTGATGATATGTTTGAATTTTTTATAGCTTTATTCGGTGGTTTATTTTGGGGTGGCAAAATCCACAAAGAGAAAACCGAGACAAAAAGAGCCCAGTCTGATTTTGAGACCACTATGGCGATTAGAAATGCTCGTAGAAATGAATTTGAAAGAAAAGTCATTGATAGAGAACTTGAGGCTGACTTAGAAGACCTTATTTATGATACTTCAAATTATGATAAGGTTTGGGCTGAGGTTTCTAAGGCGTTCGATGAGATGCCTTGGAAACCCGAAGACGAGAAGTTCATTTGTATTTGTCCTGAGGCAGTGGATGCTGTGTTTGGAAAAGGTACTTACACCAAGAAACAAAAGGAACAAATCGCAGCCAGTTATCGTGAAGAAGCTCTAAGAATAATGATGGCTAATCGTGGGAAATTGATGTGGAATGACGCAAGATTTGGCATACACACCCTCGGCGATGGAGCTCCTACAGCGAGGATGGCTGAACGATGGAATAAGGAAACAGCCGATTTTGTACTTTGGATAAATCAAAAACTAAAAGACCACGGCGTGAATGAAATGGTTTTATTGGAATTTGGATGTGGATATAATAACTGGTATCAAATTACCGAAGAGAATAAAATCAGATGTGGTACTTATCATTGGTTTCCTGAGATTATGACAAACATTAACATAAACCCTTAAGTTATTCATAGATATAGCTCGGTAAATCAATTTTGCAATCCAACAATACTTTACCATAACACCTTACCGATGCCTCGCTGTCTGCTCCAATGAAGACATTGGTATTTCTAAGTCTTGGGTTTGCAGACACGAGGATAAGGTTTCTGTCCTCGTCAACGAAATATTGCTTACAATACATAGCGCCATCAACACAGAATATACCGACATCACCTATGGATAGTTCGCAATCTTTCTTTACATATACGGTATCTCCGTCTTTAATGTACGGATACATACTATTACCTTGAATACCAACCGCAAAATCTGCATCGGTTGGAACATTATCATCAACCAGTATCATCTCAAAGTCATCTCCGTCAAGCGGTACAGAGTAACCGGCAGCGGACGGAGTGGTATATCTCGGGATATATCTGCTGGGTTTTGTCTCGAACGAAATAATCTCTGCTTTCGGTTTAGGTTTCCTTTCCGCCTCAACACGAGATTTTTCAAGCACACATAGAGTATCTACCGCCTTTCGACCGTATTTATCTAACACTCTATAGTTTGATAGCAAGGTTATTTCTTGCTGATTTAATAAGAGATTATCCTTTTCTGGTTCGATACTTACTCCAAGCAAATAATCAGTGGTCACATTAAAGACCTTAGCCATTGATACAATGGCGAGCATTGAGGGGTTTTTAATTCCTGTTTCCCAGTTTCTAATACTTACTTCTGAGACCTTGAGATAAGTACCAAGTTCTTTCTGTGTCATAGAGTTTTTCATTCTCAGTGACTTAATTCTATCGCAGAGTTCCATAATCGCCCTCCATAAAAAATTTCTCTTTGGGTGTTGACATCTGAGGAGTTTTATGTTACCATTAGACCACAACAAAAGTTTCTATTCGTATTATAACCGATACAAAAGTATTTGTCAAGCGATACGAATAAAAAAGACGACCCACCCAAGCACAGATGAGCCGTCCCCTGTCTTTCGACAGGCACAATGAAAACATCCATATTTAGTAACAAGCACGAAACTAAATACGAACGCAAATGAGGAAGATGGTTCAAGCACTACCACCAACCCCGTTTGTAGTATATCACAATGATTAGAAAAAATCAATGGAGGAACGCTACAAAAATGAAAAATTTAACAATGGGAGAGTTTAGAGATGTATGTAATAGAATTCACCCAAAAGAATTCGTACTACACTCGGATAACCAAAACTTCAAGTTTGGAGAATTGGGTATGGGTTTTGACCTCAGATTTTCTGCTATAGACTTTTGTTTGAACCCTGATATAATTTACTTGATGATAGATAAATCTTGTTTACAGCTCAACAAAATCAAGCATATCTATGAGCGTAAAACATCTGCTTATCGCAGTGAATATAACATTGTTTGCACTGGTTTTTATGATGAAAATATTGAAACTATACATACTTTAGTGCTTCAATAATTAAAAATTTCGTCAAAACAGATAATATAATTTTCCTTATATTGTTGACAAAATCGTTATCGTTATGTTATACTACCGTCGTAAGATAAATTACGGCGAAAGGAATTTTATATGTCCAATAACGAAAGAGCACCTAAAATTGGTGATGTTTACTTGATGAATTTTGGTGGCTGCGGTAACGAACAGCACGGTTGGAGACCCGGATTGGTATTTCAGAACAATCTGGGAAATCGTCATAGCCCTAATATTATAGCCCTACCCCTCACCAGTTCTTTGAAGAAATGTAATCAGCCTACTCACGTAGTTTTACCCGCAGACGATACAGGTCTCGCCAGAGATAGTATGGTTTTGTGCGAAAATCCCGAGAGAATGTCTAAGGAAAGAATGGGTAATTACCTTACTTCTATTCCAGAAGAATATATGGCTAAGATTGCAGTTGCAAATCTCCTCGCTACCTCTGCGATTTCTTTCGTAGAGCCTGATTTACTTATGTCTATATGGTTGGAAGCCACCTCATTAAATGCGGCTATTGCCTGATACATAATAAAGGAGGTTTTCTTATGTATAATGAAGATATAAAACAGAAATTCATTGGTAATTACACCAGAAGCTCGAGTATGCAAAAATTGTGCGAAGTAGTTTTTAACAAAGTCGCAAAATATGAAGAAGAATGGAACGCCGATGTTTGCAGTAAGACTGCTGAAGAATTACAACCTATGGTTGACAGTATAGTTGGCTTCCGTTCTCGAAGTAAATGGTCAACATTAGTGATTTTAAAAGCATATACCAAATGGTGTATCGGCGAGGGAGTCCCTTATGCCTGTGATGGTATGCTCAAAATCAATTCCGTTGGGGTGAGTAATCTAAAAACTAAGATGGTTTCTTTCCCTATGTCGCTTCAGAATTATCTTAACGATGTTTGTGCGCCAGAAAGTTTGCAAGCGACAGATAATATCTATCGTTGTTTTTATTGGTTGGCTTATATGGGTATGGCGGAAGAAGACATAATGAATGTTAAAACTTCTGATGTTAATTTTGAAACTCTAACTATTACCTTTAATGGTAAGTCTTACGATATTTACAAAGAGGCTCTACCCGCCTTGAAAAATTGTGTGAACTTAACGAGTTTTTATTTTAACCACCCAAACTATACCGCAAATAAGCAAGTATGGAAACCGAGAGTTGACGGAGATTTATTGCTAAGAGGTATTAGGGGCTCATCCACTATTAAATCAATGAGAACCGCATTGGTTAAATTAGTATATGATTACACAAAAACACCCGTTGTTAAAAAGACCGAGATGCAACTAAGTTATCATCGAGTATGGCTTTCTGGGGTTTTCTTTAGAATGTATGAAAAAGAAATGAGTGGTAAAGAAGTGAATTTTGAACCCGCTGCTCTTCAATTTATGGAAGGTCGAGAATATAATTACGAAAACAGCGGTGGTAAAAATCAAAACATTAAGAAGCGTGAAATTGCTAAGGACTACTTAGAGGACTATCAACGCTGGAAACTTGCATTTTTCTTATAAAAATAAGAGATTGCCTGCCGGAGCAGGCTTCTCATTACATAAGTCAAGATAATTATATAATCTGTTTTAATATATTGAGGTGTAGCCAAGTGGTAAGGCACGGGACTTTGACTCCCGCATCCGCTGGTTCGAGTCCAGCCACCTCAGCCAAGGCGAAAGCCTATTCAAATCTTGCGAAAGGAGGAAAATATGGAGAATAAGGAGCGTTTCATTTCCCTGTTAACCAGTGTAAAGCGCGACGGTATCGAAGACTTGCTTAAATGGCTTGAAGAAAGTGATTTTTATGAAGCACCGGCAAGTACAAGGTTCCACGGCAGTTATAAAGGTGGGCTTTTACAACACTCGCTCAATGTCTATGACGAATTAAAGAGACTGTTATCTGTGTACCCCGAAATTCAGGTTTCAGAGGAAAGTATTATCATCTCTGCTCTGTTACACGATTTATGTAAGGCTAATTTATATGCCGTTGAGAAGAAAAATCGTAAGGTAGATGGTAAATGGGAGACTTATGACGGATATATCACTAAAGAAAAGTTCTGCTTTGGTGGTCACGGTAGTAAGTCGGTTTTCCTTGCACAGCATTTTATAAAGCTGACGCCCGATGAGGCAGTTGCGATTAACTCCCATATGAGTTCTTGGGAAGATGGTGCCGCAAGATATGTAGGCAGTGCCTTTGAGCAGTGCCCGTTTGCTTGGGCAATGCACGTGGCTGACGAAGCCGCAACATACATACAAGAAAAGGAGTAAAAGGTCGATGGCTAAGACAAAAGATGTTCTTCAGCAGAAACAAAAGGAACTTGCCGATTGCCAAAAGCAGTTCGGCGCAGCGATTTCCATTGTAACTTCTACGGTACAGAATTTGACTCACATCAACGAGGAAATTCAGACCAAGGTTCAGGAAATCGAAGAGTATCAGAGTCAGCTCAATGCAACAAAGACTGGCTTAAAAGACACACAAAAGAAGAATGAGCGTATCATTAAGAACTTTAATGCTTTGCTCGATGTGGGTGATGAATAATGGCGAACGAGATGAATATTTATCAGAAACTCGCCAAAATCCGTAAAAACGCTGAGGTTATCCAAAAGAACAAGGCTGGTTATGGTTATAAATATGTAACCGATGACGAGCTTCTTGCAAAAATCACAGGTTTTATGGATAAGTACGGTGTGTCTTTAATTCCGAGCGTAACCTCGGGCACTATGAGTGTAGAACCTTATACATACAAGAAAACAAAGCAGTCAAAAGATAAGGACGGCAACCCCGTTTGGTACGAGGAAAATGTCAATGAAATTATGGTTCACGGCGATATGCAGTACACTTGGGTTAATAACGATAACCCCGAAGAAAGAATTGTGGTTGACTGGCATCTCGTTGGACACCAGAGCGACGGCTCTCAGAGCTTTGGTTCAGCACTCACTTATTCTATGAGATACTTCTTGCTTAAGTATTTCAGTATTGCAACACCTGATGATGACCCTGATAAGTGGCGTAGTAAGCAGAAAGCAGCAGAAGCTGCCGAAGATAAGGCTATTGCCCAGCAGTTCATTGAACAGGTTAACTCTCTTGTAACAGAGTATTTGGCAACTAATCCGAAGCAAAAGGAAACTGTAAAGGAATTCATTTGCCAGTACATTAAGTCTGGAGATTACTTCAAGATTACAGAGCCTAAGCTCGCCGCGAAGTTACTTGAGGATTTCAAAGCAAAATTCATTGATGTTAAAGGAGCGTAAGATATGGGATTTCGCACAGGAGCATACGCAACCGTTTGGGAAGTAAAACCCGTGTTTGATACTAATACCAAGTGTCGTATTTCTATCAGCCGTAAGAAGAAAGACTCTTCTGAATACGAGGAAGACTTCTCTGGTTATGTAGCGTTTGTCGGTACTGCCGCCGCTAAAAAGGCAGCCTGCCTCAAAGAAGGCGCTCGTATTAAGCTTGGTGATGTAGACGCTACAACCAAGTATGACAAGGAAAAGAAAACTACATATTACAACTTCAAGTGTTTCTCCTTTGAAGATGCTAATGCAAGTAATTCTTCTTCCGATACAGCTACCGATGCCACACAGCCTGTCGTAGATGACGGCGAGGTTGACGACAGATTACCGTTCTAAAGGCGGTAGTCTGTTATGGGAGAAATTAGTTACAAACCACTTATAGCAGATATGGTGTGGAGTTTCTCTCGTCTTGACTCATACGGTGATTGTCCGTATCGTTGGTTTTTGAGATATATCAAACGCTATAAAGAGACGGATAAGTTCTACGCCAGCTACGGTAGCTTTATGCACAAGATACTTGAGCGTTACTACAGTGGCGAACTTACAAAAGACGGTATGCTGTCAGAATTTTTACTCAAATTTTCTGACGAGGTTAAAGGCATCCGTCCTAAAGAAACAACGGTTCAAAAATATATCGAGCAAGGTTCTGAATACCTACGAAACTTTAAACCTCTGCCCTTTAAGATGATTTCTGTTGAGAACAAGGTTGAGTTTGATATAGACGGAATTCCGTTTGTTGGTTTTATAGATTTTCTTGGAGAGGAAGACGGTGAATATATCATTGTCGATAACAAATCCAGAGACTTAAAACCCCGTAGCAAACGAGCCAAGCCTACGGTTAAAGACCGAGAGCTTGACGAAATGCTCAAGCAGTTATACATCTACTCCGCTGCGGTTTATCAGAAATATGGTAAATATCCAAAGGAGTTATGTTTTAACTGTTTCCGAACCGGAACTCTTATCAGAGAACCGTTTAATATAGAAGCCTATAACAGTGCAATACAATGGGCTAAAGACAGGATTGAGGAAATTTCCAACGATGCGGATTTTTTACCTAATCAGGATTTCTTTGCCTGTCGATACATATGTGGAGTCAGTGAGGACTGCATATACGATATTGAAGCTTACGAAGAAAGGGTGTGGAATAGATGATGAGAGCTGACGATATCACAAGCCTCGACAGTGAGTCTGGTATTATTGCTTCGTTAATTCACCACCCAGAATGGACTTTCTACTCTGAACGCTTATTACCTAATCATTTCACAAAGAAAGATAATAGGTGCGTTTATGTGGCAATTTGTGAGATTGCCAAGAAAGAGATTACTACGGTTGACCCGTATAATATCATAGAGGTTCTGAATTCTTCGGAAGCAACACGCAGATACGCAGAAGAGTTATCCGTTGATAAACTCCAAGAACTTATGGATATGAGCGATACGCTTGTGAGACATTCCGTTGAGGAATATAAGGTCTTGGTAAACAATGTAATGGATGCTGCGTTTAGGCGTGATACTTTCAAGAGATTACAAGATTGTCAGGCATTATGTTATAACCGTTCCGAAGCCAATATTGAACAAAAGATTTACAACACGATTGATGATGTAATGACAGAGTTCGCGACAACCGAGGATATCCCCCAGTATAAAGATGTAATCGATAAATGTTGGGCGGAAATCCAGTCGAGGCAAGGAAATGGATACGCTGGTATTCCATTTAAGTTTCCAACCTTAAATGAATTTGCCACAATCGAGCCGGGCGAACTTTTCATCTTCGCCGCCGAAGCAAAACAAGGTAAGTCGATGATGTTGCTTAACTGTGCGATTGACTTACTTAAGCGAGACCTCTCGGTTTTGTATTTGGATAGTGAGTTAAACACAAGATTATTCACTGCTCGTGTGCTTTCTCATATATCTGGTGTTGAGTACAAGCGATTAACCGCAGGTACTTACACCGAGGAAGAAGCAAAGCGTATCACAGAAGCTCGTGAATGGATGAAGACAAGAAAATTCACTCACATCTATATACCAATGTTCGACCAACAGAGTATTTACACTGCTGTTAAGAAAGTTAAGCATACACAGGGTTTAGATGTGTTAATCGTGGACTATTTCAAGGGTTCTTCAGACGGCGATGCTTTTGATAGTTACCAAGAACTTGGTCGATTTGTAGATTTGGTTAAAAACCAGATTTGCGGTGATATGGGTATCTGCGGAATAGGTGCTGCACAGGCTACCATCAACGGTAAAGTTGCAGACTCCGCAAAAATCGGTAGAAACGCAAGTACAATCGCTCTTATTTCTGATAAAACACCAGAGGAAATTGAAGCCGACGGTGCTGAGTGTGGGAATAAGAAACTTAGGGTTATTTTGAACCGAAACGGTGCACAAATGGCTCAAGGAGAATACATAGACCTTAGTTTTAACGGAAACCTGATTTCTTATGAGGAAGCCAAGCAACATATTCCTCAATCTCCGTTTTAATATATCAAGATAATAATATAATCTGAAAGGAGTTGACGGCGTGGAGCTCGAAGATTTAATCCAGTCTATTGATATAGTCGAATATATCTCTCAATTCGTTGATTTGGAAGAGAAAAATAACGAGTGGTGGGGCTTGAGTTGTTTCAAAGAGGAAAACACGCCGTCTTTCTCCGTTCGAGAAGACCCGCCGGTATTCTACGACTATAGTTCTGGCATCGGTGGTAATGTTTTTACCTTTGTAAAACACTATAACAACTGTTCAGCGCGAGAAGCCATTGATATTTTAAAGAAATTCGCTGGTTTTGATGGTGAAATGCAGGCTCCAAGACAAAAAATGTCGGCAACGATGACTTGTAAGAAGTTTGCGACACCTAAACGACGCCAAAAACAGTCTACCACGACCGTTTTAAGCGAGGATTATATGGAACGATATGAAAATCGCCCAGATAAACTTGCTGTTTGGGAACAAGAAGGTATTTCCAAAGCATCTTTGGAGAGATTTCAGGTTTACTACGACGGTTTTTCAGACAGATTGGTTTATCCAATACGAAATATCGACGGTGCAATCGTAAATATAGGTGGCAGAACGCTCGACCCTAAATGGAAAGAGAAAAAACTGCGAAAATACACCTATTTTCACCCTTGGGGTAGTATGAATATAGTTTATGGACTCTTTGAAAATATGCAGTATATTCTTGACAAGAAAGAAGTGATACTGTTTGAGGGTTGTAA